TTTCCGCCGGTCTGCTAGGTCGGCGGCGAGTGCGGCTGCGGGCCCGGCGGGTAGCCATCCGAGGACTTGCGGCCGAATGCGTTGGAGCAGGTCGGGCAGGTCGCGGCGTAGCTGGTCGAGGCAGTCGGTGCCGTCCCACGCGGCGACTACCTCGAGCCGGACCCGGTCGTCGGGCATTACGGCGGCTGCGGTGAGGGTGGCGTGTTGTCCGTCCGGTGCGACGTCGAGGCACAGTGCCACATGCGAGCGGGCGGATGACAGGTCGCCGACGTCGAGGCAGCGTGCCCAGGCGCCGGGGTCGATGGCCGGGTCGAGGAGTTTGACGTGGATGCACATGCGTTCGGTTTTGAACGATGTGAGCGCTTCGCCGCCCTTGGCGACTGCGCGGGCTGCTGCGGCGAGCAGTACATCCGGGTCTAGATGGCGTCCGTATTCGGGGTTGGCCATGGCGAGCGCTTCAGGATCCTGCGGGTCGGCGTCCTTCGGCGATGACCATTCGAAGATGCCTAGCCGGGGGTCGCCGACGCCGGTTTCGATGTAGGCGAGTGCGGCGTCGCGTAGGTCGTTGAGCACGACCGACCGGTCGTCGCCCATGTTGGATAGCGCCCAGATTTGGGCGTCGAGCGGTGACGCGGCCGGCTCGAGTGCACCCCACGCTGAGTAGTCGTGGTGTTGGCGTAGTTCGTCGGCGATCAGCCGGTTGATGGTGAGGGACCGGCCGCCTTCTTCGTTGCTGGCGGAGATCTTGTATCGGGAGTCTTCGAGGGTCCACGATTCCTGTTCGCCGTTGGCCTCACGCTTCCACCGCGATGCCCGTAATGCGTCCAGGTCGGGGGTGCGCTCGGCCAGCTTGATTGCTTTACCCCACGACTCTTTGGCGTAGTCGAGTTTCGTGGAGGTGCCCAGGATTAGGGGTACCACTTCGATGAACTGCCAGAACAGTGACAGCACGACGAGGACTTCGGTTTTGCCGTTCTGCCGGGCGACGAGGACGAGGACGATCCGGAACCGGGGGCGGCCGTCGGGTAGTAGCTCGCCGGCGTGGATGGCCAGCCATTGTTGCCAGGGGCGCAGCGGGTGACGCAGCCGGCCGTCGGCGAATTCGATGACGTCGAATCCGTACGACGTGGCTGGGGTGAGCGGCCGCAGCGGCGGGGTCCATAGCCGTGGCTCAGTGCGCCCCAGCACGTCGCCGTTGCTGCGCGCGGGCCCGGAGTGCGCCGAGCTCGTCGCTGACAACAGGGCCACCGGCTCCACCATTCTTCGCGTTACGTGATGTTGGGGTCATGCCGCACGCCGCGAGTGCCGCAAGTAGCTTCGGCCCCAGGTCGCTGGCGACGGAGTGTTGCGACAATGCTGTGACGATCTTGCGGTAGGCGTCGGCGGCCGCTTCGTCGTCGCGGTCGAGCGCTGCGGCGATCTTGCGCAGTGGTTCTTCGTACTTCGCCGCCGGTGACGCTTCATCGATGAGCCGCGCGTATCGGCGTGCTAGTGCCGCGGCCGCCTGATCTCGTTTCATCAGGGGGGTGTCCCGCAGCGATGCTGTGACGCCTAGTTCAAGCGGGCCGGATCTTGCCACTATGGGGCTCCCTTTGGATGGCTCGGTCGAGCGGGATTCCGGTGGGTCGCGACCGGGTCACGCTGATCACCTCATGACAGGAAATGATGACGTGTGAGCAGGCATTTACAGCAAATCTTGCTGCTAGCCTGTGGTCGTGCCGTCCTTCTGGCGGAAAATCTTCTTCGGCTTGCCGACCGAAGCGCAGATGACCGCGCCGCCCCCCGCGGCGCGGTTCTCCGTCGACGTGCCCCCGGAAATGTTGCAGGGCATGACGTCGGGCGGGTCGATCGCCGCCCGGATCTCCCGCGGCGAGGCGTTGCAGGTGCCCGCCCTGTTGCGGGCCCGGAACCTGATCTGCGGCAGCCTCGGCACCCTGCCGCTGCGGGTTCACGGCCCCGACCGCCGGATCGTCACCGACGTGCAGTATCTGGTGCCGGACCCGGACCCGGACATTCCCCGTTCGGTGATCATGAGCTACACGGTTGAGGATCTGCTGTTCGAGGGCGTCGCCTGGTGGCAGGTCACCAAGTTCGGGTGGCACGGCTACCCGGTCGAGGCCCGGCATGTTCCGGTGGGTTCGGTGCATGTGGCGCAGACCGGTTCGCTGCTGCCGTCGGCGATGCAGATCGGCCCCGACCAGTCATTCCCGGCGGCCGGCGGTCAGGTGTACATCGATGGGATACCGGTCCCGGACAACCAGGTCATCCGGTTCGACTCGCCGAATCCGCCGCTGCTGCGCCACGCCGCCCGCGCTATCCGGTCGTGTTTGAAGTTGGATCAGGCGGCGGCTTTGTATGCGGATGAGCCGATGCCGGTTGGTGTCCTCGAGCCGCAGGCCGACGCGGAGATACTTCCCGACGAGGAGATTGAAGAGCTCCTCGACAACTGGTCGCTGGCCCGGTCCCGGCACGCGTGGGCGTATGTGAAGGCGTTGAAGCCGACCCCGTTGACGTGGTCGCCGGAGCAGCTGCAACTGGCCGATGCCCGCCAACACGCCGTCCTGGAGGTGGCCCGCGCCACCGGTGTCGACCCCGAAGACCTGGGCGTGTCCACCACCTCGCGCACGTACGCCAACCAGGAACAGCGGTGGCAGGCACTGATCAACCTCACCCTGGGCACCTATGTGTCTGCGATCCAGGACCGGCTGTCGATGCGGGACGTCCTACCCCGCGGCTATGTGACCCGGATCGACTTCGCTGGTTTCCTGCGCGGCGACACCCAGGCCCGGATGGACGCGTACAAGACCGGGCTTGAGGTCGGCGCGTACGTCGACGACGAGATCCGCGAGCTCGAGGACCGGCCGAATCTGACCCCGGCGCAGAAGGCCGCCCGTAAACCAGTCGCCCCGCCCGCCCCGCCCGCGCCGGCACCGACGCAGCAGAGGGAGGCGCCCGCCATGGCCAACGGTTCGGAGCCGGTCAAGTTCGACGCCGACGACAGCGACACCGTCCGCGTCCAGTTCGACACTCCGGAGGTCGCCGAGACGTTCTCGGTGGACGTTGAGCGGCGCACCATCCAAGGCCTGCTTGTGCCGTGGGGCAAGGTCGCCCGGTCCGGGGGCATGAAATGGCGTTTCTCGCCGGGGTCGCTGACCTGGTCGAGTGAAGATCGGGTGAAGCTGAATCTCGATCACTTGCCGGGTCATGCGTCGCTGATCGGCCGTTCAACCCGGCTCCAGTCCGGCTCCAAAGGGCTGGTTGCCACGTTCAAAATCGCCCGTGGTCCCGAAGGTGACCGGGCGCTCAACCTCGCCCAGGACAAGATCCTCGACGGGCTCAGCGCCGAAGTCGACTTCCGCACCGAGAACGGCGACAGCTGGGATCCGGATCCGTCTGACAGTTCGGTCAACCTGGTGTCGCAAGGCACCCTGTTCGCCGCTGCCCTGGTAGCCAATCCCGCATTTGATGACGCGCGGGTGACGCGTGTCGCCGCCAGCAGAGACAACGAAGGGACCACGATGGCCGCACAGACGGCTACCCCGGCGGCCGAGCAGTCGCCCCAGTTCGACATCAACGACCACCTCGCCAAGTTCGCCGAGCAGACCACCAAGGCGCATGAGGCGCTGACCGCCAGGCTCGGCGACTCGATCGGCGACGCCATCTCCGCCGGGTTCAAAACCGCTCTGGAGAATCTGCCAGCGCCGCAGGAAGGCCCGCAGACCGTGCGGGCGGCCCGCTTCCACGTCACCTACGAACCACCCGTGTACGCGTTCTCCGGGATGGGCAACTCGCTGGTGCGGGACGCCTACTACGCGGCCACCCAACGCGACGACGACGCGCTGGGCCGGCTCCGCAAGTACCGGGAGCAGACCGAGGAGATCGCCAAGCTGGCGGTGGCGCAGCTGAACACGGCCCGATTCTCGACCACGACCACATCGACGGCGTCGCAGATCATTCCGCCCGGCTACCGCCCCGACCTGTACGTGTCGGAGCTGCTCCGCGGCCGACCGTTCGTCAACGCCCTGTCCCGCGGCAGCATCGACAACGCGACCCCATTCGTGGTGCCGATCTTCGTGTCGTCGACCGCGGTCACCGCAGACCATGTGGAAGGCACCAACCCCACCGACGGTTCCGTGTCGTTCACCACGAAGACGGTCACGCCTGGTGCGATCTCGGGTCGGCTCATCCTCACCCGCGAAATCGTCGACTCGTCGAACCCGGCCATCGACCAGATCGCCCTCGCCACGATGCGGGAGTCGTACGCCCGGCAGACCGAGGCCAAGGTGTACACCCTGCTCAACGGCGCCAACGGCTCCGGCGGCACCATCACCGCCGGGTTTGTGCCCTCGGGTGCGCAGGCCGCCACTTATGTCGGCACCACCGGCACCCCACCGGCGCTGATCGCCGGCATCCGTGCCCGGCTTGCCGCGTACCCGTTCAACCGGTTCGGCGCCCCCGGCGTCGGGTTGATGGGTCAGAACGCCACCGCCATCCTCGCCACTGCGGTCGACACGACCGGCCGGCCCGTCTTCCCGTCCATCGGCGCTACGAACACGGCCGGTGTCGGCAATGCCATCACCCAAGGCTGGTCCGTCGACGGGCTCGACTTCATCCCGGCGTGGGCGGCCACCGGCACGGCCGCGGGCGACACCCAGATTTTCATCCTCAACCCGGCTGACGCGTGGGCGTGGGAGTCGCCGCTGTTGTCCTTCCGGTATGAGGAGAAGTCGGGGCCGGCGCTGATCGAGCTGAACGTGTTCGGCTACTTCGCCACCCACCTGCTGCGCCCGGTGGGCCTGTCCGGGATCCGGATCACGTGATGGCAGACAACAAGGCGAAGGCTGCCGAACCGGTCAAGAAGGCGCAGCCCGAGAAGCCCGAGCCGGTCAAGGCCGAACCGGTCAAGCCCGAGCCGGTCAAGGCGCCCCCCGAGCCGGAACCGGCCAAGCCGGACGCGGTCGACGAGCTGCACGCCGGCGGCTACGTCGACCACGGCGACGGCGACGGCTGGGTCCTCGAGGAACAGGGGTAGGCCATGGCACTGCTGGCCGTGCAAAACGCCACCGCCGGTCTCCAAGACGTCGTCTTCTCGGCGGCCACCGGCGGCGGCGACACCATCCCAGCCGGCACCAGGGCCGCCGGCTGGGACCTCGGCGTGTTCCTGGTCGTCAACAACCGGGACGCGGCGGCGAAGACGGTCACCGTCGACGGCACCGCCTACGTGGTCCCGTTGACGACCGGTGTCGCCATCATCCCCGTCTACGCCGGCACCTACGGCATGGTCAAGGCGATCACCTACTCGGCGGTCACCTCTCTGTTCGTCGCCGCGGTCCGGGTCGCCCCAGCCCCGTAGGAGGAGGTGTGGATGTCGCTGCTGCGGGTGCAGCGGACCGTCCTGCAGACGCTGACACACACGTCGAAGGTCGACGAAGTGCTCACCGACTACACGGGCGCCGCAACAGCAACGGTGAAACGGCTTGACGGCACCTCCATCGCCGGCAGCCCGTTCACCGCTGCGCACCCCAGCCTCGGCACCTACACCTTCGCCCTGCCCGCCCAACCCCTGCTGGACTCGTTGACCGTCGACTGGACGGGCACCCTCGCCGGCGCAGCGGTCACCATCCGCGACTACGTCGAGATTGTGGGCGGTCACCTGTTCGGCATCGCCGAAGCCAGAGCCGCCCACCCCAGCCTCGCCAACACCACCACCTGGACGGCGGCGATGCTGGCCGACGCCCGCATTGAGGTCGAACAGGAATTCGAGCAGATCTGCCAGCAAGCGTTCGTGCCCCGCTTCGAACGGCAGGTCCTGAACGGCACCGGCACCTGGCGGCTCGCCATCCCACAAAACCAACCCCACCGCCTGATCCGCACCCTGCGCGCGATCACCGTGGACGGGGTGGTGTGGACCGCCCCCCAAATCGCAGAGATCCGGTTCTCCCAAACCGGGGTGCTCACCCGACCCGACTTCGCCGTATGGCCGTACGGCTTCGGGAACGTCATCGTCGAATACGAGCACGGCTGGGACGCGCCCCCGGCGAAGGTCCACGACGCCGGTATCCAACGCCTCCGCTCGTCGGTGGCACCGTCCGGGGTGCCGGAACGTGCCATCTCCTACGTGGTCTCCGACGGTGGCACGTTCCGGGTGTCCACCCCCGACGCGTTGCGGACCGGTATCCCCGACGTCGACGGTGTCCTCGACAAGTACCGCCGCGGGCCGAGGGTGGCCGTCGGATGATCGGCGTGTACGTGGCCCGCCGCGCCCTGATCGACGCCCTGGTCGCGAAGACCGCGGTCGGGCAACCACTCGAGGGCATGCAGGTCGACTATGCGGCCCCGGCCGAGTTCGGGCCGCGCTGCATCTACGCCGGCATGCTCCGCTTCGACCACACCCCGACGGTGGCCGAACCGAATGTGCTGGTCGACGAGGTGTCGACGGTGAGCCTGTGGTTGCGGGCCACAGCGAAAACCCCGGCGACGGTGCGGGACACCGACACCACCGTCGAAACGATGGCCGGGCAGGTCACCGCCGTGCTCGCCGCGCAACCCAACCTGGGCGGTGGTCTGTCCTGGCAGGGCGTCGCGTCCGGGCAGGGCGGCTACTTCACCACCCAGGACGAGGTGGCCTCCACCCTCTCGTTGCAGATCCTGCTGGGGAAGCGGGTCACCTATGTCTGACATACGTGTCGTGCCCGACCAGCGGGCCATCCGGGCGCTACTCGAAACCGCGGCCGTCGGCGGCGCCCTCCTCGACGCCGCGAACCAGCTGGTGCCCGGCGCCCGGGCGAGGGCGCCGAAGGACACCGGCGCCGGCGCGTTCAGCATCCACGCCGAACCGTTCCTCGAGCTGGGCGAGTGGACCGCCCGGGTGTCCTGGGACCGGGAGCACGACTATATGCGATTCCACGAGCTCGGCACCGTCTCGCTGCCGGCGCAACCGTTCCTGGAGGAGTGAGATGACCGAGCCGTTCGATCCGTACGCAGAGAACCCGGCGCTGCGCGAGTATGCGGAGGCGCAGGCCGCCGAGTGGGGTGAGTGGGTCGCCACCGGCGACATCCGCGTCGGTGGTGCCCTCGCCGCCCGCCGGGGTGACGCCATCCCGAAGTCCAACGTCGAAAAGCACGGCTACGACAAGGACGGGCTGGTGGTCAAACGCAACAGCAAGGAAGGCCGGGCGATCACCGGTGAGCCGGAGCCCGAGGCCAAGCCGACCAAGGCCGGAGGTAACGGCTGATGTCTCTCACCACCGCAACCCCGCTGATCCTCACCGACCCGGGTTTCATCTTCACCGCGATCCTGAATAGCACCGAGCCGGCGCACGTCGCTGCCGGATCTACGTATGACGCTGATGTATGGCCGGTGGCGTGGGTCAACGCCGGCGCGACCGAGGACGGGTCGACGTTCTCCTACAAGAGTGACGTCGAAGCGATCTCCGTCGCCGAGTTCTTCGATCCCATCAGGTGGACCACTACCGGCCGGGAGGGGTCGTTCTCGTTCAACCTGGCCAACTACACCCTGCACAACCTGCGCCGCGCCCTGAACGCGGGCACGGGTGCGGTGACCACCGTGTCCGGTACCGGTGCCACCCTGTCGTCCGCGTTGACCCCGCCCACCCCGGGCACCGAGCTTCGCACCATGGTCGGCTGGGAGTCGCTGGACCACACCATGCGTTTCATCGCCTACCAATGCATCAACGGCGGGGAAATCACCTCGGCGTACAAGAAGGCCCCATCATTCGCGACGATCCCGTTCACGCTGCAGTTCGAGGTCCCCGCTAGCGGGATCCCGTTCAAGTTCTACGGCGCCGGCACGGGCCGACTGGGGGCATAAAGCCATGGCACGCGTGCATTTGGATGGGACGTTCGGCACACACCGCGATGCGGTCGACGCCGACTTCGGCTACTTCGGGGAGACGATCCGGGTACACCCGGACGCCTCCGACCTGCACTTCGCCGAGGTGATGCTCATCGCCTCCGGCATCGACGTCGGCGACATCGACATGGACGACCCGTCCAGTTGGACAGCGGAGCAGGCGGCGGCGTTGCAGGCCGCCAACGATGCGGTGGTCAAGGCGATCCGGGGGCAGATCCACCCGGACGACTGGGACCTGTTCTTCACCACGGCTAAGACGAACCGGCAGAACACGTTCGACCTGATGGGGCTGTCGCAGCAGGTGGCGGAGGCGGTGGCCGGTTTCCCTACTGGGCGGCGGTCCGCCTCCTCGCCTGGGCGGTCGGCCACCACGCCGAGGTCGAAGGCCGGCTCCTCCTCGCGCAGGGTCAAATCGGCGCGGCGGGCACTGAAGGTTTTGGAGGACCGTCCCGACTTTCAGATGGGCGTGGTGCAGGCGTATCAGGCGCAAGTGGCGGCGGAGGAAACCGGCTGACCATCGGTGAGCTGTGCGCTATCGCCTACGTGATTCAGGTGGAGCGGTTGGACCGGCAGGCCAACGCGATGCTGATCGTGTCGGGGGTGGCGCAGGCGTTGGGAGGTGAGGCGGAGCTGGTTGATCCGGCGCAGGTTCGGATCGACTTCGACGCCGCGTTGGCTGCGGCGCCGGCCGTCGGTGATGTCGACGATCGGACGGTGTTGTTGGAGGCGTTGGGTTTGAGAGGAGGCCGCGGTGGCGTCGATCGCTGACCTGTACATGCGGGTACGCCCGGACGTGTCCAAACTCGGCGCCGACCTGAAGGTCGGTGGGGAGAAAGCGGCCGCCGACGCGGGTAAAACGTCCGGTAAGAAGTTCGGGGCGGGGATGCTCGCCGGTGTCGGTGGGGTGTTGGCCGGCGGCGCGCTGATCGGCTTTTTCAAGGGTGCGTTCTCTGAGGCGCAGGACGCGGCGAAGATCACCAAGCTGACCGCGTCGGTGATCAAGTCGACGGGTGGGGCGGCCCGGGTGTCCGCCGGTGATGTGGATCGGCTCGCGACCCGGCTGTCGAACCTGTCCGGGGTCGACGACGAATTGATCGCCTCCTCCGAAAACGTGTTGCTGACGTTCACCGGCATCCGCAACGAGTTGGGGAAAGGTAACGACATCTTCAACCAGGGCACTGAGGCCGCCCTGAACATGAGCGCCGCCCTGGGCACCGATCTGCAGGGCGCCACTATTCAGGTGGGTAAGGCACTCAATGACCCGATCAAGGGTGTGACCGCGTTGCAGCGGGTCGGGGTGTCGTTCACCGCGGCGCAGAAGACGCAGATCAAAACACTGGTCGACTCGGGTCACACGATGGAAGCGCAGAAGCTGATCCTCGCCGAGCTGTCGAAGGAGTTCGGTGGGGCGGCGAAGGCGGCGGCGACACCCGGCGACCGGGCCCGGGTGGCGTGGGGCAACTTCGAAGAGATGGTCGGGACGAAACTGCTGCCCGCCCTCGCGAAGATCCTCGACTTCGGGTTGAAGAATCAGAGCTGGCTGGTGCCGACGGTGGGGGCGGTCGCCGCGTTGGGGGTGGCCATCGGGGTGGTGTCGGTGGTGACGAAGGCGTGGGCGGCGATCCAGGCCGTCGTCACGGTGGCCACCACCCTGTGGACCGCCGCCACCTGGGCTCTCGGCGTCGCGGTGCGGTTCGCGACGGGCCCGCTCGGCATCATCATCACCGTCATCGCCGCACTCGCCGCCATCGTCATCTACGCCTACAAGCACAACGAAACGTTCCGGCGGATCGTCGACGCGGTGTGGAAGGCCGTCAAGGTTGCGATCAAGGCCGTCGGCGATTGGTTCGTCAACGTGCTCTGGCCCAGCATGAAGCGGGCCATCGATCAGGCCATCACCGCCTACCACGCCCTGTGGGGCGCCGTCCGGTTCGTGTTCGGCGCTGTCCGCGCCTACATCCAATTGCAAGTCAGCATCGTGTTGGGCGTGTTCAACACCCTCAAGAAGTTCATTACGGTCACGCTGCCGAACGCGTTCCGTATAGGTGTGGCGGGGATCGGGAAAATCTGGGCCGGGCTGCAGGAGTTGGCGAAGAGGCCGGTCCGGTTCATCGTCGACACCGTCATCAACGGTGCGATCGTTGGCACGTTCAACAGGATCAGCGGGTTCTTCGGCGGCCCTAAGGCCCCGACCGTGTCGTTGCCCAGCGGTTTCGGTGACGGCCCCGGCCGGCCGGGACGCGGTGCCGGTGACGGGTTCGGGGACATGTTCGGGTTCCTCCGGGGCCCCGCGAACTGGATCAAAGGCCGGGTGAACCCGGTCCTCAACCGGGTCGGCGACAGCCCGTATGCGCAGATGCTGAAAGGGGTCGGCGCCAAATTGCTCGGCGGGCTGATCGACAAGGGGAAGTCGCTGCTCGGCGCCAGCGAGATCGGTGGGGGCGGCACGGTCGGTACCGGTGGTCTCCGGTCGGGGATCCTGTCCGTGCTGGCGGCGCTGCGCGCCACGTTCGGCGCCGTTGGTGTCATTTCCGGGTTCCGGCCCGGCGCGCGTACCCTGTCCGGCCGGCTGTCGTATCACGCGCTCGGCCGGGCCATCGACATCGCGCCGGTGCGGGCGTGGGCGGCGTTCCTCGCCGCCGCGTTCGGTAGCCGGCTGAAAGAGTTGATCACCCCGTGGCAGGAGTTCAACCGGCTCAACGGGTACCCGCACACGTATACGGGCGCGGTGTGGAATCAGCACAACTTCGCCGGCGGCAATGCCCACATCCATGCGGCTATGGCCGGCGGCGGCGTGATCCGCGAGCCGATCTTCGGGGTCGGGGCGTCGGGACGCACCTACTCGTTCGGTGAGCGGGGACCGGAGACCGTGATCCCGGGTGCCGGCCGAGTGAATAACTACACCATCAACGTCAGCGTCCCCGTCGGTGCGCACCCCGCCGAGACCGGCCGGGTGATCATCGAAAAGATCAAGGCGTTCGAGGCGTCCAACGGCACCCGATGGAGGTCCGGATGACGATCCTCGTCGACATCGGGGTCACCGTCGGCGCGGCGGACACCTCCCAATACTGGTACATCGGGAACCCGACGCGCGGGAAGATCGGCGTCGCCGCGATCGCCCCGCCGAACCTGATGACCAGTTACTCCGACCGGATCATGGCGATGGAGGTACACCGCACCTCGAGCCGCAGTCTCGGCCCCATCGTCGAATACAACGCCGGCACCGCCACGGTCACCTTGCTCAACGACGACGGCCAACTCGATCCCGCGGTGCTGGCCCAGTCGGCGCCCGGTTCCGACATCCGCATCCGCAATGTGTACAACGGTGTCACCTACCCGATCTTCCGGGGCACCGTCACCTCATGGCTGCCGGAGCACCGCCACCCTGACCACGCCGTGATCATCGTGCAGGCCGCTGACGCGTTCGACGATCTCACCAACAACACCCCAGTCACCCTCGGCTCGCCGGTCGGTGCCGGCGAGGACACCGGCGCCCGCGTCAACCGGGTCCTCGACGTGATCGGCTGGCCTGTCGCCGACCGCAACATCGACACCGGCAAGTCCACCCACCAGGGCACCGTCCTCGACGGCACCGCCGTCGAACTCATCCAGAAGGCCGTATTCGCCGAGGGTGGCGAGTTCTACGTCGAAGCCGACGGTGTGATCACCTTCCGCAACCGGCACGCCGTCCTGAAAACTGCCAGGTCGAACACGTCGCAGGCTACCTTCGGTTCGAACCGGGCCGGTGGTGAGATCGTCTACGTCGGCGTTCCGGGGCTCTCTGACGACCGGTCGCAGATGGCCAACACCGTCCGGGCCACCCGCACCGGCGGCGCGCCGCAGTCCGCGTCGGATGCCGCCTCGATTGCCCGGAATCGGGAGAGAGTGGTCGAAGAGAGCGATCTGTCGCTGCAGACCGACACCGAAGCGTTCAACTGGGCGAAGTTCATCCTCGGTCAGACCAAGGATCCCGAGTTCCGTTTCACCAGCCTCACCATCGACCCGCGCGCCGACCCGGACCTTATCTACCCGCAGGCGTTGGGCAGGCTACTCAGCGACCGGATCACGGTCGTCCGCCGCCCGCCTGGCGGGATCGTCGACAGCCGCGAGTTGTTGATCCGCTCGATTGAGCATTCATGGCAGTCGCCCGCCAGGTGGATCACCACGTGGGGGTTGCAGCCGGTCACCACCTATTCGTATTGGACGATCGGCCATCCCACCCTGGGCCGTATCGGCAGCAACGCGATCGCCTTCTAGGAAGGATGGCCCTGAATGGCGGCCCCGGTCTTCAACACCAACGACGTCCCCGACGCTAATCAGGTCAACTCGTGGTTCGTCAATGTCCTGTTCGCGCGGAAGACCGCCGACGAGACGATCACCTCGAACGCGACGTTGCAGGACGACAACGACCTGTTCGTCACCGTGGAAGCCAACGCCATCTACCACACCCTTGTCCTGGTCAAAGAGGTGTCGCAGGCGACCGACGACTTCAAGACCGGCTTCACCGGCCCGTCCGGCTACAGCTTCTCCGGCGAGGCGCGGGCGCCGCGCGGCGATGCCGCCGGGAACGCAGAAGTCGGCGGATGGGACATCGGCGCCGGCGCCCACGGCATCGCTTTCGGCGGCGCCGCCGGCTTCAACCTGCCCGTCCACCTCGAGGGCATCCTCATCACCGCCGGGACGGCGGGCACGTTCCGGCTGCAATGGGCGCAGTCCTCGGCGAGTGCCAGCGGTACCACGGTGCGGGCGGGCTCGTTCATGATCCTGCGGCGGGTGTCCTGATGCCGCTGACGCTCGGCGACGTCGTGCGCACGGAATTGGTGGCCACGGTCACTGCCATCGACTCGACCACCATCACCGTGACGTCGTTCGGGGGCAACACGGTCGTGTTCCCGAAGGCGATCAACAACGACCCCGGGTTCACATACCAGGTGATCCCGGCGACCGAACCGGCCTACACCGCCGGGGAGCTATACCGGGACGCTGCCGGGAACGTCTACCAGCGGGTGGCGACGGACCAGCCCGGGGACCGGTGGCGGGTGCTGGTGCATCCGTCGCGGCCGCCGGGGCAGTACGTGGGCGAGTTGGTGCCGGTCCGCCCGCTCGTGCAGCTCATCCCCTCACCATGAAGAGGTAAGCCTATGGCCAGCTCTCCTGAGTATCCGGACCTGCGGTGGATGCCGCCCGCCAGCTGGACCAACGCGAACCGGACGAGTGTGCAGCTGATCGTCATCCATACCACCGAGGGCAGCGAAGGCCCGATGTCGGCGGAGGACGGCGCTGCGTACGACCAGCGCCGCACCGACGGCACCTCGACCCACTTCTTCCACGACAGCGACAGCACGGTGCAGTGTGTGCGCACGGAGGACATCGCGCATGCCGCCCGGCATCAGGGGAACCTGCGCGGCGTCCAGCACGAGCTATGCGGCAGCGCCTACCAGGGCAGCGCCGGCTGGGCCGACGCGGTCAGTCAGGGCACGCTGCGGCAGGCCGCCCGGCAATGCGCACGGGACGCGCGCAAGTGGAGCATCCCGGTGCGGAAGCTGACCGTCGGCCAGGTCGCGGACGGGGTGAAGGGTTTCTGCGGGCATGTTGAGATCACGTACGCGTTCCCGCAGGACAACGGCACTCATACTGATCCCGGTCCGACGTTTCCGTGGGCCGACTTCCTGGACCTGGTCCAGGCTGAACTGGAGGTAGGCGGCATGGCAGAAGTCGATCTGACCGATGCGGCGGTACAGAAGCTCGCCAGCAAGATCGGCGTTGACTTGAACAACACGAACTCAGGCATCGCCCTGGGCACTGTCGCCCGCACCCGCGACACGATCAACCAGTTCTTCGCCGACGCCTACCACGCGGCGAAGAACGATTCGGTCTATGCTGCGGCCGACGCCGGTATGCAGCAGCGTATGCGCTACGCCAGAGACATCATGCAAGGAACTGTCGGCGGACCGGTCAACCAGACCGAACTCGTCGCTGCGATCAACGACGCCGACCAGATCAGCGACGCCGACCGGCAGGCCATCGCCGCCGCGGTGCTGGCCGGCATGGACTACCGCGGGATCGCCGATGCGGTAGTCGCGGCGATGCCGCAGGACCAGGTGCAGTCCCTGCTCGACGCGCTGGCCGCCCGGCTGCAGAGCTGACCGAGTAGCTGACGGCGCGGGGGGAATGATGCTGGAGGGTATCCCGCCTCAGGTCGTCACCGGCGTCGGCTGGGGTGGCCTCATTCTCCTAGCGGTGTGGCTCATCTTCACCGACCGGCTCATCCCCCGCGCCAGCCACCTGCGGGAGATGTCCCAGAAAGACGACCACATCGCCTACCTGCGCAAGACTGTGGACGTGCGCGACGAACAGGTCCGCATCCGAGACGAGCAGATACAGAAGCTGCTGACCAATTCGGACCTGACGGTGCAGCTGCTGCAGTCGCTGCAGTCGGTAGTCAGGGAGGCCCGCCGTGGTGATGTGGCGTAGGAAGCAGCAGCATCCGGACCCGGATCCGGAGGTGGAGGAGGCCCGGCGGCGGCTGGTGCAGGCGCAGCGGGACCTCGCGGCGACGAAGCGAGACAACGGCAAGGTCGACGAGGTGACCCGCCGGATGCAGCAGATGCGCCGCGCGAACCGATTCGCCGATTTGATGCGGCACGCATTGGGGGGCTCATGATCCGGCACGTCGGGAACGTGCTGCTGCTGCTGTCCGCGCTGCTCGCCACCGGGTTCGTGGTGCTGTACCTGTTCGTGGCCCGGTGGTGGGCGAGCGAGGCGGGCCGGCACCTGATGGCGTTCAACACGGTCATCGCCGTCGTTCTATGGCTGTCGGTGATCCGGGTCTTCGTGCCGGGCAGCGCCAACGTGGCGTGGTTCGCGTGGTTGCGGACTGGGGTGTTCGCATTCGTGCCGGTGGTGCTGGGGTGGCGGCTGTGGATGCTGGTCAGGGTGCAGGTTCTGGACCGGCGCCATGAGAGACGCGGCTACACCAAGCCGTCGAAGCGTGGAGGCTACAGCGGGGGCGGCGACGCATCTGACGTGCCACCTCCGACCAGAGGGGACGGCTCGAGATGATGGGCCGCGACTGTTGGTGCCACGTTCACCGCGACGACGTGCCGCTCGAGGTGCATCACGTGTGGCCTCTGGGCGCCGGGGGCCCGGACGTGAAAGCGAACCGGGTCACGATCTGCTCAAATGCCCATTCGGGCACTCACGACCTTTTGCTGAAGATGCTGAAGGCCGGGACGGTGGCGGTGCCGTGGCATGTGCGCTGGCGGTACGGGCGGAAGGTGCGCCGGCTCGCGGTGGCCGGCTTCGCCGCGATCCAGGCGAAGATGATCATCGCGCCGTGAACAGCGGTTACCTTGAACTCGGCCGGCTGGCTTTCACGTTCCGGATCGGCTACCTGAATCCGCAGATCGGAGCACGTCTTGCCTGACCCGATGATCACTGCAGCCGGCGAAGCGATCGAGGCTGTTGCCATTCGGCGAATCGGTCGCGATCTGGGCACCATCCACCGGGACGAGATCGTTGGTGCTGGTGTCGCTGCGGCGTTGCGGGTGATGGCCGACGAGATCGACCGGGGTCCGTCCTTCCCGCTGCCGCCGAGCGTCATCTCCGCATTGGTCCGCGAGCGGGCCGATGGGCTGGAGACATGACCAGGAAGCGTGTCCTGACTGTCGCGTTCCTGTCGATCACTGGCGTCGCCGTCGGCTGGGAGATCGCCGCGGCCATCAAGCCGCACGATGATCTCGTCCCGTGGACTGATCTCATCGCCGATTACGTCCCGCCGCAGGTGGCCTGGGCCGCGGTCGCGCTGCTCGTGTCATGGCTGCCCGGCCATCTGATCGAGGCCTTCGCCAAGAGAGGAAAGACCATGGGACCGACCGTTGTCCCCGCCACACCGGAGCCGGACGCGCCGGCTGAGCCGCTGCTGTCCGTCGGCACGATCACCGCCTTCGCCGCGGCCGCGCTCGGCGTGGGCGCCGCATTCGGGCTGCCGTTGACGGATGCGCAGACCGGTGCCCTGCTCGGATTGGTCCCTTTCGCTGCGGCGTTGATCGTCGCGATCTGGGGCCGTAAGAAGGTGTTCGCGCCGGCGACGGTGCGGGCGATGGTGGTGACGGCGGCCGCGACGGGTGAGGTTCCGACCGAGCCGACCCCGGCTCGGACCACCTAACTAACTCCCGCCACAGGGCGGGCAAGCCCCGGCCCGGGGACCAAAGGGCATTCCCGCATGGGAGACGGCACATGCCGAAGCACTACATCTATCCGAACCCCAACCCGGACGGCACCGACGCCCGAGGTCGGATCGAACTGCACTGGCAGCGGGACACCTACGTCCAGGTGGCCACAACCCGGTTCGCCGGGCAGGGACAGGTGGACACGACGATCACATACCTCGCCGAGCAGGGTCCGCGCACCGAAGTGAACGAGCCAGCCTTGGCGTGGCCGGGCGAGTACGTGGAACTGGATCGGCAGCAGGTGAACCACCTGATCCGGCAGCTGCGCATCGCCCGCGATCAGGCGTTCGGCAAGGACGAGTAGCCGTCGTTTTGCGGTAAGCTCACGCACGGCTCCCAGAGCTAGACACAGAACGGCCCCGCATCGCTTCGGCGAGCGGGGCCGCTTCTTTGCGTGCTCAGGATTCGCCTTCGGGCTCCTCGGCGAGGTCCGGCCGGTTCTGCTGAATCCAGCGCTCAACATCATCTTGCAGCCAGATCGAGCCCATGGCCAGCGTCTGGTACGGCTCGGGGAAGCCGCGCCGGCCGATGATGAGGTAGGCGCGCTGCCTGCTCACTCCAAGGCGATCTTGGATCTCCTTGGCGCCCATGAACCTGATCTTGTGCACATGCAGATACTAAGGACATGTAGCCGAACAGTTGGGGGACGGCAAGTAATCTAAGACATCTTCCGCATGTGTATAGGCACATGTAACGTCGCGTGTTGGAGGCGGCGGGTGACTGGCCGCGAACTTGACCCCGTCGCCTCCCCAACCGACTCGCGGCGGGAGGCCCGATGCACCTGTTCCCCTGGACCCGGCGCCGAGCCCGGCGGCAGGCGATCGCCGAGGCCCAGGCCCGGCAGCGCGCCGACTACGACCGGGCCGTGCAACGCATCATTGAGCAGGATGCCGACGAGCTAGATCGGGCCAGCGGTGGTGTTCAGCCAGAACATGACGATCGGGCCGGCGGTCACGTGGATGTCCGGGCGGCAAACGGCGCAGCGGCAGTCGGCGCGGCATGCACTCGGGTAGAAGGTCATTGCGCCGGTCAGGACGCCATCGGTGGTGATGATCGGAAACACCTGCTCCGGGCGAGGCTGACACTGATCGCACATGCGTTCACCTTACGTGCGGAGCGGCCGTGAACGCGCACCTGCCGCTGCGCCCGTCGTGGGACTGCGCCGCCTGCGGGGAGCCGTGGCCGTGCGAGCTGGCGCGGGAGCGGATGGCCGCGGAGGCGGACACGTCGCTGCGGATCGCGGCCTGGTCGTGGCTTGAGGAGGCCATGCGGGACATGCCGGACGCGCCGGCCGGTGAGCTGTGGCAGCGGTTCGTCGGCTGGACGCGGCCTTTCAGAGACCCGCCTTCGTGACTCCGTAGACGGCCTGCTTGTAGGTGAAACCCTCGCCGGCATCCGACGACAACTGCTCGATCAGACCCTTACGCGAGAACGAGCTGTACTCGAGGTACTGCTTCGCCGACTTGTACGCCTGCTCGTTCCAGTTGACGTGCAGCGAGTCCACGGCGAACGTCGCCACTTTCAGCGGGTAGCCCTCGCCGGCGTCGGAGTGCAGCTGTTCGATCAGTCCCTTGCGTGAGAATGCAGTGTAGTCGAGGTAGTCCTGGGCCGCCTGGATGGCGTTCTGCTGCTCAAGCGTGAGGGGTTTGGCGGCGGGTGTGGTCGGCTTGGGCTTGACTGGCTGGGTGGTGACGGCCGGCTCCGTGGTGGTCGCCTCGGTGGTCGCCTCGGGTGTCGGGTCGCGGGTGGTGTCCGAGCTGATCACGCCGGTGGTGGTGTCGTTGCCGCCGACGAGGGCGCCGACGGTGGAGATGCCGCACACGGCGAGCACGACCGCGCCGGTGACGGCGAGCGCCACGTTGCGGGCGGTGTGCTTCTTCTTCGGCGGGTTGGGCAGAGGCGGCGGGCCGGGCAGGGTGTACTCGGTCGGCTGCGGCCAGATGTTGGTGTGCGCGGTGGACTGGTTCTCGGGTCCGGGCACGTTGGGCGTCCGGGGGTCGTCGTAGGTCATGGTCGTGCCTTCCTGTGGTGGGGTGGGGGTCGGACGCTCGCCCGCAGTGTGAGCGAGCAGTGGTGATCTAGCAACTGTGTGTCGTTGATCTGGCTACACTTCGCCTAGCTCTTGCCGGATGCGGAACAGCGCGCGGGTGGCGGTGGTGAGCTGCCCCTGGAAGGTCGCCCGCTCGCCCGGCAACATCTCGTTGATCAGTTCGTCGGTGAGGTCGGTGTCTCCAGCCATGACCGCGATCAAGATCTCTGTCTCCAGGTACGGGGTTTCGGCTTGGCGCTCCAACGGGTCGCTCATCGGTTTTGGGTCCTTCCGGGTGATGTCGCGGTTCTAGTCGGGTGATGTCGATCTGGCGATCAGGTGAATGAATCGAACCCGGCGGCCTTCAACCAAGGCCCTTAACAGCGGGTTCACAGCACGGTTACAGGCGGGTTAACTCGACGGTCTCGCGGCCACTTCTGATCACCATCCAAGAAGGGACCCAACCCGACATGACCAGGGCCATCGTCTTCGTGCCGCCCGTCGAACACATGTTCATGTACGCCGACCGGTGCTACGAGCACGCCGCCGCGAGGCACTACGACGTCGAAAGCTTCGTCATGGGCAACTGGCGCCAGGCAGCCGAGATCCTCAAGGCCGGCTACGCCGAAGTGCTGCTGTACGCCCGGGACGAGCACCTCGACCCGCACCGCAAGCCCCGCATCGAACGGGCCGCACCGGACCTGCCGACGCTGCAGCCGGACGTGCAGGAGGTGTCCAGGTCGATGCTGCGCCGCCGCCGCCCCAACCAGATCGGCTAGTCCCAGTCCGGCGGGTAGCCCTCGCCGCCGAGACGGCGCCACAGCCATCGCGCGAACCGCGGCTTCGCCATGGTGAATATCCAGTGGAGCAGGAGCGACCACAGCGTCACGGCGGCGACGGCCGCCAGGATCACCAGCACAATTGTTAGATAGTCCATGTTCGCAGCCTCCAACCAGCTGTACTGACATCACGCCACCGCCGGCAGACCGGCCACCGCGGTGCGCTTACGCGTCGTCCGGGTCGCCACGTACCGCTGGGTCGTGGCGACCGACGCGTGACCCAGCAGCTCCTGCACCACCCGCATGTCCTCGCCGGACGCCTCGTACGCGGCGGTCCCGAACCAGCGCCGCAGCTTGTGCATGCTCAACTCCGGCTGCCCCAGCACCTTCTGCAACTGCCGGTTGCCCCGGTGCGAGATCTGCTGCCGGGTCAGGCCGCCGGCGACCAGCCCGGGCGGCAGCGCCTCGATGGCCTGCCACACCCGTTCGTGGGTGGGCACTATCCGGGCCTTACCGCCCTTGCCCTGCACCCACAACTCGTCGGCGGTGACATCACCGCGGTCGAGCTGGGCGATCTCGATGCAGCGCAGCCCGGCGTGCGAGGCCAGCAGGAACCACACCAGATAAGGTGCGGCCGCGCCGGCGAGCACCGCCTGCACCTGGCCGGTCGGGACCCGCTGGGTGGCCCGGTCCGGCATGCTCAACCGGGGCAGCCGACGCGCCGGGTTGAAGTCCAGGCGCGGCTCGTCCGGGTCACACGCCCACGCGAAGAATCCGCAGACGACGGTGCGATACCAGTTGCGGGTGGCCCGGCCGTGCCCGTCCGCGTTGATCCAGTCCCGGAGCTCGTCTTCGCAGGCGGATGTCAGGCCCTGCGGTAGTTCCCGGTCCATGCGGGTGAGCAGCTCGAGGTAGCCGTCGACGGTGGAGTCGGCGCGGCCGAGGTCGCGCAGGTGCCGCCGGTACGCGGCGAGGTGGTCGCTCACCACGGCCGCCACTCGTCGCGGTAGCCCTCACGAGCGGCATACGGCAGGGCGAGTAGGCGAACAGCATCCGTAAGCACATCCGCAGCACCGTGGTCCACCGCATGGTTCCACTGTGAGATCTGTTCTCCGGCAAGAAACACGGGTCCGGGCGACCCCGCATCGCGGGCCAGGACAGCATTCTCGTAGATCGTAAGGATCCGCCGCTTGGCGTCGACCTCGGCCAGCCATTGGCGCACCCAGTCAGCCGCGCCAGAGTCGGCGGGCAGGTTGGACAGCCAGTCGCGTAGGCCCCGATCGTCGATGGTCAACTGCGCGCGCAACCAGGTGATCAGGTCGTTCATCGGTCGGCCCGCCGGCGCTGCTCGGCCAGGTCCAGGCCGGCGAGCACGTTGCGGATCTGGCGGCGCGCCTCGGCATCGTCGAGGTAGCCGTCGTCGGCGATGACCCGGATCCGCTCAACCGCCCATGAGCGTTTCCGGTCGGCGGGGCGGATCATGATGTGTGCCGCTATCAGCTCGACCTCTTTGAGGGAGCGTTTCGCGGCGGCTGCGGTGGATACAGTCATTTCGGGTCGCCTCCTAGCTGGCGATCAAGGCCCTCGGTTGGCGTTCACGCGCCGCCGGGGGCCGTCTTCGTTTTAGCTATCCCCTATCGGGGGCTGGTGTCGCCTTGTTGCTGGACCAGCCCGGCCGGCACGACACCGACGCGTTGTGGTCGTGGTACCAAGCGCCGTTCCGCTGCTGGTGGATCGGTCGATAGCAGTATGTGCATCGAATCTTGGTCATTGCCCTGCCCTCTGTGGTATCGATGCTCGTGCTTGTCAGGATGCTACGGCCATCGGCCGCTTGACTGGCCTGGTGTCGCGTGGCCGCCGGCTGCTCAGCGGTGTGGCTGATGCCGGCCCGTTGGGGTCACGGCGGGGTGGGCCGAATGGCCGGGTCGCGACGTGCCGGACGGGCTTCGGGTCATCCTTACGGCCGGGTCGACCTAAAGCTCGGTTTAGGTCACCGGTAGCCGAACGGATAGTCGTTGCTCCCCCGGACGGCGGGAACAGTTCGAACACCGGCACGTCGAGCACGTGCGCGATGCGTTCAAGGTCGTCAAGGTCGATTGGCTGGATCCCCCGCAGCCGATCCGAAACCCACATCTGACTCTGGCCGAGAGTCCGCGCGAGCTGCGCTTGGCTCATGCGGCGACGGCCGAGCCATGCCCGGATCTCCTCTGCGACGCGATCGGAGAGCGTCGCGGTGCGCTCACCTGGTGTCGTCGTCATATGGAGAGTGTTAGTGGCTGAGCCTCTAACGTCAAGCCTCTACGCATAAATATCTTCAGGAGGCTTGACACCGTACGCCTCTGACGTAGACCCTACTCGCATGACAGACGACATCCGGCCCCCCGCCGATCCCGTACGCGCCAGCATTGGAGCGAACGTGAGGGCCGAGATGGCTCGTCGCGGCATCGCCCAGGTCACGATCTCGCAGGTCATCGGCATTTCGCAGCGGCAGATCAGCGACCGCCTGCTTGGTCGCGTCGGCTTCGAGGCCAAGGAGTTGCTCCAGATCGCGCAGCACCTCGAGGTCCCGCTCGAGCGGCTCATGTCCCTCGACGACCTTGGGGCGGAGGTGTCGGCATGACCGACATCGCCGTTCGGCCGTCCGATGTTGTCGAGGGCGAGCTTGCCGAGTACCGCACTCCCGAGGAGTGGGGCGTCATCGTGCGCAGCGACCTCGGCCGGTCGGTGCAGGGCGTCATCGACGCGGGCCGCCACCTGGCCGAAGCAAAGGAGCAGATCGAGCACGGCCAGTGGGAGAAGTGGCTCGACACCGAGGTCGGCATCGAGCCGCGAACCGGTCAGAGGCTCATGGCCGTCGGTCGGCATCCGGCAATTTCAAATACGACACACGTGTCGCTTTTGCCATCGGGCTGGGGAACCCTCTACGAACTTTCTCGCCTCGATGTGCCGCAGCTCGAAGCCGCCATCATCGACGGCGAGGTGACGCCCGCCCTGGAGCGCAAGCAGGCCAAGGCGCTCGTCGCCCGGTACCGCATCGAGCCGGTCTCCGCCCCGCCCGTCTCCGCCCCGCCCGCCCCGAGCGGCCTGGTGTCGACCATCGTTGCCGACCCGCCGTGGCGGTACGGGAACACGGTCACCCGGGCGGCGGCCGAAGACCACTACCCGACCATGTCCATCGACGAGTTGTGCGAGCTGCCCGTCGCCCGTGACCGTGCGGCCGACGACGCGCACCTCTACCTATGGACCACCGCCGGGCACCTGCCCGAGGCGTTCCAGGTGATGGTGGCGTGGGGCTTTGAGTACAAGACCTACCTCGTCTGGGCCAAACCACAGATGGGGATGGGCAACTACTTCCGCGTCTCGACCGAGTTGATCCTCTTCGGTGTGCGCGGTCGGCTGCCGGTCGAGGACCGCGGCATAAAGAACTGGTTCGAGGCCCGGCGTGGTCGGCATTCGAAGAAGCCCGAGGAGTTCCTGCGCCTCGTCGAGCGCGCCAGCCCTGGTCCATACCTGGAGATGTTCTCCCGCTGCGGCAAGTCCGGGCAGCTCATATGCGGATGCGCCAAGTGCCAGCACGGCTGGGAAGTCTGGGGGAACCAAGCATGAGCGCCGTGGACAGAATGGCCGCCGGCTACGAGCCGAACTTCGATATCGACTATGCGACTGGCCACGAGGGTGAGCTTTTCGTCAAGCGAATCGTCGACTCCTTCGCGACCAGCAGCATCGAAGTCAAGACCGATGAGATGTCGGCAAAGACCGGCAAAGTCTATCTCGAAGTCCAGTGCCTCTACCGCGGGGAATGGAAGCACAGCGGGATCGCCGGCAGCACCTCGGAACTCTGGGCGCACGTCGTGGCTGACGAGGTTGTCATCGTCGCCCCGACACACCTGGTGCGGCGCATCGCCGCCTACTGGTGGCTCAGCGGAAAGTTCGTCGCGGAATGCAAACGTGGTTCGCATCCGACCAAGGGCGTCGCGCTGCCCATCAAGCTCTTCATAGACAACCTGACGGACGGCGTCCCCGACCCGCCGACCGCGCTACCGCGCCCGACTGCTGACGTGGCAGGTGCGTCATGACCAGCAAGCCCGCGCCGCCGAAGCCCGCCGGTCCCGGACCGAAGCCCAGCGGACCCAGCCACCCGAGCCCGTCCGGACCGCCGCACGGCAACGGCCACGAGTTGCCGCCGCTGCCGCCGCTCGACGAGGTCGTCCTGTCCGCCAGGATCCTCGGCGAGCAGCTCATCAACGCCCTCGGCCGCGACTTCGACCCGCAGACCGCATCCGCTCAGGAGGCGTACCCGGGTGAGCCGCTGGCTCACGTGAAGCTGGCGATGCTGCGCTCCGACGTCCTGCAGGTGCTGCGCGGGCTGACCGAAGTGGGCCGCCTCGCCGTCGGGGATGCGGCCGACCGTGTGATATTCCAAGACCGCCCGGGTCCGGACGCCCGGGTGAAGGCGCTGACGCCCAGCGGTGCCGCCAGCTCGCCCCCGGCGCGCGAAAGCGACGGACGGCCCCAAGCCGTCCGAGCAGGCGCTAGCTTCCACCACAACCCGGCCTGCCCATGCGTCTGGTGCAACTCATGAGCGCAGCCGAGCGGCCGACGCCGTATTCCGAACTGGCCAATGTCGTTGCGCTGCTGCCGCTGCTGCTCCGTGAAGCCCGCCGCGCGCGTGGCCTATCCCAGCGCGCGGCCGCGAAGGAGCTCGGCTATTCGTTCGCGACCGTCTCCCGGATCGAGAGCGGTGAGGACTGCATGTTGTCCAACGCGGTCGCCGTCCTGCGCTGGCTGGACATACCTGTAACCGGATCCGAATCAACTACGCCACCGACGTAAAGCGGCCCGCCCCGGTATCTCGGGACGAGCCGCGGACGACCCCACCCAGCACGCCGAAAGGACAGAAGGGAGTCGACCTGATGGAGACGATAGCCGTGGTCGAACGAGAAGAGAAACAGGCGCGGGACCTGAGACGCGGCGACTGGACGGCGCTTTGGTTCATCGCCGAGGTGCGCTACGCCGAGGTGTACGTCGAACGCGGCAGGGAGGTCGTGCTTGTCGTCTCCCGGGATCCCCATTACAGCCATCCCGAGGTCGACCGGCTCGACGCCGACCTGCGAGTGACCCTCGCCAACCCAGATGAGATCCCCGAGAACGCTTTCGGGTCCGGCCGTGAGGTCGACGCCGACGTCGACCTGTCCGTCGGAATCCCGCCATTCGTCGAGGGTCACTTCACCACGGGGCGTGCGTGATGGCCAACACCACCGAGATGCTGCGGATCATGCGCCACGCCGCCGAGCGGCTGGAACAGGAAAACGCGCAGGACATCCTGCCTGAGAACTACCGCCAGTTCTCCGATCGCAGCGACTGCTTCGAGCGGGCGGTGTCGGCCGATATCGCGATGGCCTACGCGGCCGTGGTGCTGCGCATGGTCGCGGCGGCCATCGACGACGACGAACCACCTAGACCCACCTGACTTCGGTGCTCGGCGGCACCTCCCTGGTCGCCGATCCCGAAACCGCCGGGCTGTTGCCCCCCGCCTGCCCGGCAGGCCCGGGACGCCGGACTCGCACCCGACGTCCCGGGCCACCCCCCAACGGCACCATCCGAAACCGCGACACCCGGAAGGCCACATAGAGCCATGACCATCGCCAGCATCTACGACACAGGGGAAATACCAGCCCCGGTCGGTGAGAGCACCGAGAACGTCGCCCTGTTCTTCAACCTGCCGCCCGCGTTCCGCCGACCCGACGCCACCGGGGAACTCCCCGCCGTCACCTGGCACGACACCGGCATTGGCATCTTCAGCCCGATCTCGCCGGCACCGCCCGTCGAGGACGTCACCGAGACGGTGATCCTGCGGTACGCGATCCCTGGCCCACGCCACGCGGCGCCCGGTCGCCCGGCCAAGATGCGGCGTGGTCGCGGCCGTCACCGCCGGCCGTCGCTGCTGGGGCGCGCCTGGCTTTGGCTGGTGGCGCCGTGAACACCATCGCCGAAATGACTGAGAAGATACGGGCCGTCAATACCGAGAAGGGCTGGCGCACCGGGGGCAACACCTTCGGCGACTACATAGCGCTGCTGCACAGCGAGCTGTCCGAGGCGCTAGAGGCATACCGAGACCACCGGCTGGATGACGCGACTTACAGGCTGGTCGACGTCGATGAGAACGGAGTCGGCACCCCGAAACCGGAGGGCGTGGGCAGCGAGTTCGCCGACGTGCTGATCCGACTCCTCGATGTCGCCGACATCTACGGCATCGACCTTAATGCCGAATTCGATCGCAAGCTCGCCTATAACCGGACCCGGCCCTACCAGCACGGCGGGCGCACCCTCTCCGAAGACGGCCGCGTGACTTCCGGCGGTGCGTCGTGACCGACACCAAGCCTGAGCTGTCCGTCACGGAAGCCATCGCCAAGGTCGACGGCCCGGACCTGAACCTGCGCCCTTTGCCCGGGTCGCGGATGCTCTCCCTCGCCGACGTGGAGAAGCTCGCCGACGACGGCGACCGGGCCAAGCTGATCGCCGCGCTGGGCCTGGTCCCGGTGAGCACCAGCCTCTGGCCCACGAAACATACGTCTCGGATACGTCCGCTGCGGTGGGTGTGGACGGTCACTGACCACACGTCCGGCGACGTCCTCGCCCGCGGTCGCGCCCTGTTCGAGTCGTGGGCTTGGCACCGGGCTGGCCGGGCCGCGGCGCGCATCTATCTCGAGCGCCATGCCGCGCGGAAAGCCGAGGCCGAGTCATGTTCTTGATCTGGTCGAACGAGCACGGCATGTGGTGGCGTGAGAACGAGTCGGGCTACACGTCTCACATCGACGAAGCCGGCCGCTACGACCGGGCCGACGCCGACCGCATCGTCGCGAAGGCGACCGTGGACGGGCAGCTGTCCACGCAGCGGGAGGACCCGCGCAACGGCCGCAGGTATCGGGAGTTCTCCGAGGTCATCGTCGCCGCACCCGAAACGCTGGCGGTCGACGATGGCTGAGATCGCCAAGCTCGGCGACGCTATCGCGAGGGTGGTCGTCGCGTGGGCGTGCATCGCCGCTGCATTCCTCACGCAGGGCGTGGCCCGGTGGATGTGGTGGACCGCCGCGGTCGGCCTGCTAGTCCTGTCCGATCGGGCCCTGAAGACGGCCAAGGCCGGCGGCGGTGAGCCGTCGTGACCGCCGTGGAACTGCTCCCGCCGGGCGAGGCCGTGCACGGCAACGACCGCTGGTATGAGCTGCGCCGGCAGGGCATCACCGCATCTGAGATCGCCGTCGTGCTCGGCATAAGCCCGTACGAGTCGCCCTTCTCGCTCTATTGGAGCAAAGTCAACGGCTGGCGCTGGGACGGCAACATATACGCCGCCACCGGCCGCCACCTCGAGGGTGCCATCGCCGACTGGTGGGCGTCCGAGTACCGCCCATATCTGGTCGTCCACGAGGCGGGGCTGTACGCACATTCCGACCGGCCATGGCAACTCGCCACCCCGGACCGGCTCATCTGCGACCCGCAGATGCACGACAACCCGTTCCCGGACGACCCGTTCTATCTGTACGACCACCCGCTGGAGAACGTCACCGCACTCCTGGAGTGCAAGTGGGTGGCGTACTCATGGGATGGGTGGGGTGAGCCCGGCACCGACGACATCCCGACGCACTACCGGGCGCAGTGCCTCTGGCAGCTCGACGTGCTCGGCGTGGACGAGGTCCACATCGCCGCGTTGGGTCCGGGCGGGTTCCGCGCCTACGGCCCGATCGTGCGGGACGAGGACGACCTTCAGGTGATGCGCAAGGCCGGGGAGGAGTTCGCGCGGCGGCTCGCCGAGCGGGACCCGCCGCCGCTGGACGGCCATTCGGCCACCCTGACCACCCTGAAACGCCTGCACCCGTCCGTCGGCGAAGGCGACATTGAGTGCACACCCGACCTGGCCGAGGAGTACGCCGCCGCCCGCGCCGCCCGGAAGGAGGCCGAAGCGACGATCGCCTGCTGCGAGGCGCTGATCCGCGACAAGCTCGGCTCGACGTACGCCCGGGTCGTGCACGACGGCCGCCTCGTCGCGAGCCGCAGCGTTTTCGAACAGGCCCGCATCGACGTGACCGCGCTGCGTCGGGACCTGCCCGACGTCGCCGCCAAGTACACGACCACCACCACCGTCGACCGCTTGAACCCGGGAAGGGTCAGCCATGAATAGCACCGTCAGCCAAGCCGTCGCGCAGCGGGACAACTCCCCGGCCGGGCTCGTCGAGCAGTACCGCGGCGACTTCGCCACCGTCCTGCCGTCGCAGATCAACCCCGACCAGTGGGTGCGGATGACCGTCGGCGTGGTCCGCCGCAACCAGCAGCTCGCGCAGATCGCGCAACGCAACCCGGGCTCGTTCCTCGCCGCCGTGTTGGACGCGGCCCGGCTCGGCCTGGAGATCGGCGACACCTACCACCTGGTGCCGTTCGGCAACGAAGTCGTCGGGATCGCCGACTACACCGGCCTCATCGAACTCGCCTACCGCGCCGGTGAGGTCGAGTCCATCAAATGTGAGGTCGTGCACGCCGGCGACCACTTCCGGTACGAGCCGGGTGTGATGGACCGTCCCGAGCACCGGCCAGACTGGTTCGGCGACCGCGGCGACATGCTCGGCGCGTACGCGTACGCGCTGCTGAAGTCCGGCACCGTCTCCCAGGTCGTGGTCCGTTCCAAGGCGGAGATCGAGCAGGTGCGTGACGTGTCCCGGGCGGCGAAGGCCAAGGATGGGCCGTGGCAGAAGTGGCCGGACCGCATGTACCGCAAGACGGTGCTGCGGGAGTTGATGAAGTTCATTCCCACCTCGGCCGAGTACCGCAACGAGAAGGCCCGCGCCGCGGTGGCCGCGCACGACGCCGGCGCCGGACCGCACATGCCGACCGGCGCGGCGCTGCCGGCCGTCGATGAGGTGCTGGACGGCGAGGTCGTGCACGACGCCACGGACTGGCCAGAGGTCGCCGAGCCCGGCGGCGACGAGTGAGCCGCCGCGACCCGTCCGCCGCGACCGGGCAGCTCCCGGTCCTGCCACTGCGCTGTACCTGCCGCCACCTGTCACCTGTGCACACGCTGACCACGAACGGCCGGCGCGGGGTGTGCACCGGCGCGGCGTGGTGCAAGTGCGAGGGATTCACCGAAGCCACCCCGACAGGAGCCACACCATGACGAACGTGATCACCGGCGACCGACAGCAGTTCATGAGAACGCTCGCTGACGTGGTACGCCGCGACCAGACCCGTCGGCAGCGCCGCGACAAGATCCGCAAGGCGGTCGGTGGCTGCACGGCGTTCCTGATCCTCGCCGCCGGGTTGTGGGCGCTGCGGGCGTGGATGTTCATGCTGGCCGTCGGCGTGATCCACGCCGAATGGCTGCCGCGCGTGCCGACGCTCGGCTACTGGTGGGCGGGGCTGGTCGCCTGGCTGTTGTGTGGCGCGCTGGCGACCGGGACGTCCGCGAAGAAGGACGACAAGAAGGCGGGCGCGTCGTGACGATCTTCCGCCGGGTGCCGGTCGCGGTCGAGCACACCGTGCCACCCCCGGACATCGTCGACACCGACGAAGCCACCCACCTCGAGCAGCAGGCCCGACTGCGGCACGCCCACCGGCTCATCGACTACACCCTCACCGCGCAGTCGCTGCTGTACCCGGAGGACCGCAACACCGAACTGGTCAACCTGTGCCTGGAGTTGCGGGCGACGCTGCGCCCGTCCGAGCCGTGCATCCCGGGGCGGTCGTGATGGGTTGGGCACCGCGGGGCCCCGAGAATCAGCAGGTCTCGGGGATCAGCTTCGACCTGCCGGGTGGCGAGTCCACGGCGGCCGCGCTGCGCCGCGCCGAACAGGAACGCGACGAGGCCCTCGAAGAAGTCAGGGTTTTGCGCCATAGCGAGAGCCTTGAGGTGCTCGGTCTCCACGCCGCGCTCGCCAAGAAGCTGCGCGAACATGAGCTCATCCGCGCCGAGTTGGCCAGCGCCCGGCAAGAGATCGAACAGTTGCGCGCACGGCCGTGGATCGTCGCCCGGGACGCCAACTATCCGTGCGAGGGATGCGGCCGCATCATCCGCCGCAGCGAAGCCTATGAATATCTCGGCGCCGACCTGTATCAGCACATCCACTGCCCCGACCCCGAGGTGGCGCCGTGACCTGCCCGACGACGCCGCACGGCCGGCCCCTGTGCGCGCAACTGCTCATCGACTACATGGCCTTGATGGGCACCGAGGTCACCGTCTCCACGGCCCCGCCGATCGTCCACGGTCGGTACACCGTCGACCCGTTCCGCTGCCCGCACGGTGTCACCTACTGGGTGGAGCCAACCGGCGAGCAGATCTGCGCCTGGGTCGAGGCGGGAGTGGAATGATGCGGCCCCTACTGCTCGACCTCTTCGCAGGGGCCGGTGGCGCCGCCGCTGGATACCGCCAGGCGGGCTTCGACGTCGTGGGCGTGGACATCGAACCGCAGCCGCGTTACCCGTTCCACTTCGTTCAGATGGACGCCTTCTACTTCCTGCGCCTGCTCGTCAACGGCGCAACACCATCCGGCCACCTGTTCTCGGAGTTCTCTGCCATCCACGCCAGCCCACCCTGCCACGACCACTCAACAGTGAGCGGCCGTAACCGCAAAGCCGCTAGGCCGAAGGGAACCGGGTGGATGCTCGCCGCCACTATCGACCGCCTCGCCGCCTCAGGCCTGCCGTACATCGTCGAGAACGTCGGGACTGCAGACTTCGGCCCAGCCGTCTACCGGGTGCGGCTCTGCGGCTCGAGTTTCGGCCTGGACGTGCGCCGCCACCGCTGGTTCGCATCCAACATCGCACTCATATCCCCACCGTGCGCGCATGGCCTGCAACGTCCGAGGTTCCGGTCGCTGGACAGCCGGCAGAAGACGCCCGCGACCGTCGTCGGCGTGCACGGCCACCTGAACTACGCCGGAGAGTTCGAGCTGCGATGCCGCGCCATGGGCATCGACTGGATGAGCAGCGACGAGCTGTCGCAGGCCATCCCACCGGCGTACACGTACCTGCTGGGCGAGCAGCTGATGGCGCATCTGCGGGCGGTGGCCGCATGACGCCGCACCCGTTCGTCGCCGACCCGAACCTGCCAGCCGACCACCGCGGCCGCCGGGTGTGCGCCGCCTGCCACCTGCTCGGCCGGCCCGACGACCCGCGGCATGCCATGCCGGATGTTCCGGAACAGGCCGAACACCGCCGCCGCGCCGGCGAGAAGGGCTAGACGCGCATGCCGATCAGGTTCCAAGTCGACCCCGACTTCTACGACCACCCCAAGACCATCGACTTGAGCGACGCAGCCACAGCGCTGTGGACTCGGGCCGGCTCGTACTCGACGGCGAAGCTGCTCGACGGCTTCGTCCCAGACGGCGCGCTCGTCCGACTGTCCAAGGTGCCAGACGAGGCGTCAGGAGAGCTGGTGCGTCGCAGGTTGTGGCGACGAGTCCGCGGCGGCTTCCAATTCCACCAGTGGGGGGAAAGGAACCTGACACGAGAGCGCATCGAGGACGACAGAAGGCACGAGCGGGAAAAGAAGCGGCGTCAACGCGCGGAAGGACGAGGGAACACGAATCAGCAGGCCAATCCACAATCTGTCCCCACGGGACACAGGTGGGGACAGGACCGGGACTCCCGGGGGAGTCCCAACGGCTCTGTGTCTGTGTCTGAGTCTGTGTCTTTAAGGGGGGGTAGTTCTAGGAGCTCAACTCACGCACGCGCGCGCGAACGGCCGCCCCCCCAATGCCCCGAACACCTCGACGACCCCAACCCGCCGGACTGCGGCCGCTGCGCCGACGCCCGCCGAGCCCGGGACCGCTGGGACGCCGCCGCCGCCGCTCGTGAACGCGCCGCACCGCGCTGCCGCCAGCACCGCGGCCAGCCCGCGCACAACTGCGCGCTGTGCCGATCCGAACAACTCGCCGACCAGGAGACCACGTGAGTGCCTTCAGCCACGGCACGTTGAACGGCTACAACTACCACCGCTGTCGCTGTGACGAATGCCGGACAGCGCACAACGCGTACAGGCGCGGCGCTCGCATTCGTCGCGCACATGACCCGGCCGCGCAGATCCCGCACGGGACTCGCGGCGGCTACAACAACTACGGCTGCTTCTGCGACCCGTGCCGCGAGTCGCACCTGGCGTACATGCGCGAGTACCACGCGCGGCGGCGGGCGGCATCGTGACCCGGCACCGGACCACCACCGTCGACCGCACCGCCCGGGAACGGCTCCTCGACGACCTCATCCGCGAACGGTGGGCGCCGCTGCTGCCACCACCCAAACCCCGCACCCGCCGCGCCGCCGTCGCGTTGATGCCGAAGCGGTACCCCGGCGCACGCCCCACCGGCACCGGCTGGCCCGAGGTGACCCGATGACCGGTGAAGGGCGTCGGGACCTGCGCCGATACCGGCAAGGCGCAGGCAAGATCCCGAAAACCCACCGCGCCGCCGACAGCGGCAAGAAACCCGCCGGCTGCCCACTCACCGCCTTGGTGCTGCTGGCGCTACCCGCAGCCGGCGTGTGGGCCCTGATCGAACGACTGGTGACCTGACCTGACCGAAAACCAGGCTGACAGCATCTACCCTTAGCGGCAACAACGCGGGAAGGGACGGCCGTGGCCGAGCTCATCTACAACCGGGGCAAGCTCCGGCTGGCCAACCAGAACGCCACCGCGATCTCCTGGCGGGCGACCCTGTTCATCGGCACCGTCACCGGCACCAACGACCCCGACCTGAACACCGTCGCCGACCTCGACGCCGTCACCGGCGTGTCCATCCACACGGAACGGCTCACCCCGGCCTCGGTCACCTACACCGAGGACGACACCAACGACCGGCTCAACATCGACTGCGCCAACCTGACATTCGCCATCGCCGCTGGGGTGACCGCGGTGGGCCTGATCTTCTACCACGAAGGCAGCGGTACGGACGCGACACGCGAACTGATCTCGTGCCATACGACGGGGTTCCCGGTGCCACTCGACGGCGGCCTGGTCGTCACCGTCAACGACTTCGCCCGACTCACCTAGAAGGGGGATCGTCGTGCCGCTTCGCCAGACATACGTTAACCAGCTCAACGACCCGCTGCTCGCGGCGAACAGCATCAACACGTTCACCGGCCCGCAGGATCTGATTCGCGCGACAGGCAACGGCGCGTTTGCGGCGCAGCCGTGCATCATCCCGGTGAACTACCTAAAGGCCGGAACGGCGATCCGCACCGAGGCCTTCGGATCGTTCTCGACGACGGGCACACCGACGCTGGTGTTCGGCGTGTACACCGGCGTCACCACGACATACACGGCACTCGCGGTGAACGTTGCGCTAACCACAGCGTCCGGGGCGGTCACACTGCCATGGCATCTGCGCACGATCACTCACATCCGCTCGTCGGCGAATCCCGCCGCGATGACGTCCATCACGTACGGCAGGTTGCAGTACGGCACGACGCTGACCGCGATCACGTCGATTCCGATTCCCGGCATCGCGCTGGCGACCACCAACATCGACAACACGGTCGCCGTCGAATGGGCGGTGTGCGCGACCTATTCGGCGTCGTCGGCGTCGAACATCGTCGTCCTGCACGGCTGGACGGTCGAAGAAGTCACCCAGATGTGACCGCTTCCCTCCCGGCGGGAAGGCGGTGAGTGATGGCGATCGTCGAGGACGCGTCAGCGCCGGCCGCCGTAACCAACAGCACGACGACCGTCACCACGGCGCTGTTCACCCCGGTGGCAGGCTCACTACTCGTCGCGGTTGCCTGCGGGGGTGGCGGGACAGCAGTACAGACCGTCCCGGTCACTGATTCGCTCGGCTCCACCTGGACGCTGCTGAAGCGCGCCAACACCAACAACTTCGCCGGCGAAACTGAGATATGGGTGATGGACACTGGGCCGTCCCCAGCGTCCCGGACGGTCACTGCCACCATCACCGGCTCCGACGGAATCGGGGTCGCGCTCTGCGTGAAGGTGCTGACCGGGGCAAAGCCGGCCGCGAGCTGCCTCGGTGGGTTCACCGTCGTCAACAGCACCACCGCCTACACCATCTCCATCACCACCACGACCGCCGGTTCGCTGGCCTGCGCTGGTCTGGTGGACTCGACCGCATCCGGCGCGCTGACCGGCCCGAATGGCATCACCACCTCCTGGCAGTCGGTGTCGGACACGGGAGCGGGCCACAAGTACGCCGCGTTCCGGGCGACCAGCCTCACCGGCACGCCCGGTGCGACGGTCATCGGGTTCACTAACACCGCCGCCAACAATCAGGCCATCGTCGCGGTGGAGATCCTGGCCGCCAGTGCTGCGTCCAGCTCGGCGTTCGTGCCGCGGCTCGGATCCAGGATCGCGGGCACCGGCCCCATCCCGGGCGGCTTCATGTCGCCGATGCGGCGCGCCGACAAGATCAGCTACGTGTGGCCGGGCGTGGCCGCCGCCGCCGCGGTGACGTTGCTCGAGGCTACCGCCGCATGGTCCGCGATAGCTATCACGCCCACCCCGGGCCAAGTGTCCCTCACGCTGACCCCGGCAACGTCCGCATGGACCGCCGTAGCAGTGACCCCCACCCCGGGCCAAGTCGCGCTCACGCTGACCCCCGCCACAGCCGCATGGTCCGCAGCCGCAGTCACACCAACCCCCGGCCAAGTAGCATGCACCCTGACCCCGGCCAGCGCGTCCTGGTCCGCCGTTCCGCTGTCACTGGCAGGGTTCGTCACCCTCACCCCAGCCAGCGCATCCTGGAGCGCTGTAGCGGTCACGCCCACCCCCGGCCAGGTGACGCGGACACTCAGCCCAGCCGCGGCCGCATGGTCCGCAGTGGCCGTCAGCCCAACACCGACCGTGGCACTGACGCCCGCCCTCGCGGCGTGGTCAGCCCGGCCCGTCACCGCCACACCAGGATCGGTAGCGCTGACCATCGCCGCCGCACTGGCCGCATGGACCGCCGCACCCGTCCAACCGGGCAGCCCCTTCGTACCCGTCCTCGTCGGCGTCGACGCCAGCACCAGCACCGGCGGCGTCGACAGCACCGCCACCGCCACAACAACAGACGCCGGTACCACAGGGACCAACCTCGACACGGGCACGTCTAGCGGCGTTGTGGACACCACCACCGTGACAACCGGGATGATCGACACATGACCATCAGCCTGCTGCTCTACATCATCGCCGTCATCCTGCTCACCCTCGCCGCCCTCGGCGTCAGCCCACCACGCGTATCACTCGGCTGGCTGGGGCTGGCACTGTGGCTGTTCACCTACGCCCTACTACCCCACCTCACATGAGCAACGCCCACACCAAGACGTGGCCCAACGGCAGCACCCGAGCATGGCGCAAAGTACGAGCCCACGTCCTAGAACGGGACGGCTACCGCTGCCGACTACGATTCGCCGGCTGCACCACCATCGCCACCAACGCACACCACATCCAAGACCGCACCATCTACGGCGACGACCCAACGCACATCATCGCCGCATGCGGACCATGCAATAAGAAAGCCGGATCAGGCGGAGCCCACACCACCACCTATGGACCGGATCCCGCACCTACACCACTCACCCAATGGTGACCACACACGGTTATCAACACAGAGAGTGACAAAACGAAGATCACAGAGAGTGATGGACGAAGATCGATTTTTCCCGACGATCACGACCCCCGAACGG